CTTGACCGTCGGCGTAGTAGTCGATGCCAAACTCGAAGCTCGCGGCAATCTCTTCGCACAGCAGGATCATGGGATCCGCGGCGCCGTCCGCCACGTCGAGCTTCTTCCAGACGCCGATGCCGATCTCCCGGACGCACTCCCAGTCGTCGCGCGTGGAACGCTCCCGGCGTGTTTCGTGGGGGACCACGGCCACGGTAAGCGTCTCGAGCTCGTTCGGGTGGTAGGTCGGAAACCACTTGCGGGCGGCCGTGAAAGCCTGGCTGAACGTCTGGGAGTTCAGGTGGAAGACCACGGCGTCGGCGAGCGTCAGGATTTTCGCCTGGGTGGTCATGTGCCGGAGGCTCCGAGCGGCTTGGTGTGGACCCGCAGCAGTATCCGGCCCGGGTCGGAGTACGAGAACGGCGGCATTCCGCTATCGGATGACATGACCTCGTAGGTCTTGCCGGCGCGGATGATCTTGTCGCCGCGGGCGGGCTCGACGGGAACCTCGTCGATGAGGTAGTTTTCCGTCAGGATCAGGAAGTCCCACAACTCCACGTCCACCATCAGGTCATCCCCGTCGAGGACCTGCTGGGAAACCTTCGAGACGCGCGCCGCGACCTCCGCCGAGGTTTTCTCCCCCCGGTTCAATGTCACGGCTTCCCCCGTGGCTTGGGTCAGGGCCACGTCAAGCCCTGCTGTCGCGTCATCGAAGATGTTTGCCACGGTGTTCCGCTCACCAGCAGAAGGTTGAAAACGGGGCGCCCGGAGGGATTCCGGACGCCCCGAACTTACTCAGGCCCCGGCTCAGGTCCCGGCGGTGAGGATGGTTTCCGTGTCGAGCACGGCATCGCTGCACACGATCGGGACGCCGAACGCCTCGGTCGGGAACGGCGCGGGCGCGCCGGTGGCGTTCGTCGCGGTGCGGCTCTTCTGGAGCTGGGACAGGCTCCGCCGGCTCATCGCGAAGTGGGTCGGCTTCTCCGACGCCTTGAACTTGCTGATGAGGTCGGAGAGCATGTCGTCCGTCAGGGTCTTGCCGGACTCGGCCGTGAGGTTGCAGAGGCGCCCGACGCTGTACGCGCCGCCGATCTGGAGGCAGAGCCAGCCCAGGATCGGCGTCATGTACGCCGGGTAGTGCTTGCCGCTTTCGTCGTCCTTGAGGATCGACGCCACGTTGTCGATGGTGATCTTGCCCGACTGGCCGACGATCGCCACAACACCGTTCAGGTCCGGGGTCGCCCGGACGGCCCATACGCTCGAGCCGGCGCCCGCGGTCGCGCCGGCGGCATTCACCACCATGGCGCCGTTCGTGTGGTTGAGCAGGGCGGAGTCCGCCAAGCCCTCGCAGCCCGCCGCGTCACCGTGGACGCCGCCGTAGAGGAACTGCTTCTCGGTGACGAAGAACGCCTGCTTCAGGTGCCGCGCGCTCTCGCGCGCCATGAACCAGGCCTCGCCCTTGCCGCAGCCGCGCGGGACGGCCTGGTCGACCACCCAGGTCGCGTCCAGGATCGCCAGCGTGACGGTGATCTGCGTGTCGCCGCTCTTCTTGTTCTCCAAGCCGGCGTCGACCGCGCGGAAGCCGACGACGGGGGCGCTCGTCTGCTTGAGGTACTTGTGGGTCGTCTCGGGGCAGATGTCGCCGGGCAACACCTTCAGCAGGGGCGCTTGGTCGAGCAGGTCACTGATGTCCCGCTCGGCGTTGTTCTTGTCGTTGATCTTGATCAGGTCCGCGAGTCCGAGATATGCGTCGGCCATGGGATTTCCCCTTCGTTGTTGGGCCGTTGGTGGTTTCGGACGTTCCTACTTGTTCGGCAGATGGATCTCCGGCAGGATCGCCGCGGCCAGCCCGTACAGGCCGGCGACGGACTTCTTCTCCGTGGCGGCGGCCGGGGCGCTGGCCGGGATCGGCGCCGGGGCGCCGGACTGGGCCTTGGCGCCATCGATCCGGGCCTGCAGCTTCCCGTTTTGCTCCGTCTGGGCGGCGAGCTCCTTCTTCAGGAACGCCGTGAACAGGGCTTGGGCTTCCTCGAAACTCTTGCCCTCGGCGAACCAGACGGCCCCCTGCTGCCCGAAGGCTTCCAGGAACCGCTTGCCGTCCGTCGGTTTCGTCGCCTCAACGGCCGCGGGAGCGGCCTCCGCGGGTTTGGCCGCCGGGGTGGCGGCTTGCGCCTTGGCCGGCTCAACGGCCGCCGGGGCGGCCTCCTGGCTGGCGGCGGGTTGCGCTTGGGTCTTGGCCGGGTCGACGGCCGCGGGAGCGGCCTCGGCGGCTTGCTTGCTCACGGGAACCTCCTTGGTTGAGTTTGTGGACGGACGAAACTCGACTTCGATCTTCTCGCCGGGGGTGAAGCCCACGGCGGCGCTCGTGTGGTGGTCGGCGCCCAGGGGGCAGACCGCGACGTTGCGGAGCGTCCAGTTGCGGACGATGATGCCGGGCCCGGTGAACTTCAGGCCGTTCACTTCCGCTTCGAAGTTCTCCGGCACGATCTCGATGACCGGCTTGCCGCCGCCCCAGTTGATGGAACTCTCCCACGGCACACCCATCTTGTGCTTGGCGATGATCTCGCTGGCGTGGTCGTCGGGCTTCCAGGGGGTGAGGGCGCCGGACACCCAAAGACCCGTCGCGTCCACCCGGAACTTGTTGCCGTAGCCGATCAACTCGTCCCAGTGGCACCAGTCGAGGCTGATCCGGGCCTTGTGCTGAACGGTGCTCAGGTCGTGGGCGATCTTGCCCCAGTACCAGTGCATGATCGGCTGGGAACTCCGGACCATGAGCTCGATCGGCACCGTCTTGGCGTCGGCGCCGTTGTCACCGAAGACGACCTGCTCGCCGACCGGCAGGACGAACGCTTCCGCCGGGATCTCCGCGCGGGCGGGCAGCGGCGCCTTGAAATCGAACGGGAGGATCTGCTTCGGGTCCATGGTCACTTCCCCTTGGGTTTCACTGGTTGCGGCGCCTCGGGCGCTGACGGTTTGATCGTGATCGGCTGTTTCAGGCTCGGGCGGGTTTTCTCTTCCGTGTCCAGTTCGGCCGCGATCTCGAAGAAGTCCTCGCCGCGGCTCTTGCAGATGCGCTGCCGGGACGTGACGCCGGCGGCGAGCATGGCAATGTTGCCCTCGGCTTCCTTCAGCGGGTCGATCCATGGGATCCCGGCCGCCACCCATTCGTACTTCACCGGGGCCGCGGGATCGAACTTGCCGTCGAGGATCCACTGGCCGATCTTCCATTCCGTGATCGAGCTCAGGAGCCGGTTGACGGCACGCCGCTTCGCCTTCGCGCTCTGCTCGTACATGACGAGCGCCTGCCGGGCCCCGGAGTAGTTTGTCCAGGACTCGTCGAAGAAGCTGTAGGGGATGTCCAGGGACTTGAGGGCGAGCGAAATTGCGACGTTGGTGTAGTTCTGGAACTCGGTGGACGGGCTCTGGGACTCCAGGAAGGCGGCCTTGTCGCCGGCATCCAGGTCCAACTGAACCGGCCCCTTCTTGAAGTCGACGTCGTAGCCGGCGGTGTCGTCGTCGTCGTCTTTCTTGCTCACGTCCGGGGCCACGCTGCCCATGGCCTCACGGTAGAACACCAGCCCGAAATACTGGCTGAGCTTCATCTTGGCCAGGGCGAAGTCGTTGTTCTCGTACACGTCCCGGAAGGTGTTGATGGCGGGCGCCAGGGGGGAGATGCCGCGGACCTGCTCGGGGTCCTGGTAGAAGCCGTGCCAGAACATCCACTCCGCCGGCACGGTCTTCTGGAACTCGAAGCCGCCGGTGCGGGTCCGCCGGTGGACGAAATACTCGATCGGCCGGTGGCCGTCGTCGACCCGGATTCCGTGGTACACGTTGTCGACGTTGGACCGGAGCGACGAAAGGGTCGAGAACTGGTCCCGGACGCGATCCCCGACGATCGGCTGCAGGGCTCCGCTCGCGAGCTTCATCATCCCCATGTCGCCGTCCACCGTCCGGCATTCCTCCGCCATCCGGGTCAGGTCCGGCAGGGAGTGCCGGCCGGACACGTCGCAGTTCGAGGCCTTGGACCACTCGGTCATCAGGGCCTCGAGCAGCTTGTCGGTGTCAGTGTCCCCGGAACGGCTCTGAAAGGTGAAGTCCGAAACGTAGTCCAGGTGCTTCCGGATCGCCCAGCCGGCCAGGGAGAGGTTGTTTCGGAGGTCCCGGGCGGTGGCCACGAGCCGGCGCCGGCGGCTGTCGTACAGGTCGTCGTCGGCCCCCATCAGGACGCTCTTGGGGGCGGCGCGCCGGTTGGAACTCTCCGCCGCGTCGTAGGTGAAGAGAACCAGGTTGCCCTTTTGGTCCTTCAGCTTGGGTAGCGGCATCAGAAGGCTCCGTCAAGTTGGATCGAAGCACACCGCGGCTTGGTCCCCGCCTCGCGCGCCACCTTCGCGGACCAGAAGTCGTATTGCTTCTCGAGGTCGGCCAGTTCCACCCGTTGGCCGTCGACCTGGATCGCCTTCTTGCCCCCGCACGAGGCGATGAGCGTTTCGAGCCGGGCCACCTGTTGAACCGCGAATGAGTCAGCCATGCTCCCAGTATACCGGGAGCAACCCACCTACGGCAAGTCTTTATAAAGCGAGAGAATCGGAGTCGGCCATTCTTTATGAAGTCTTACGCTCAGGACGCCCGGGGGCTACTTGTGCCGGATGCAGCAGCCCGACTCCGGGCCTTGGTTCTTGCGAAACGCCGTATGCAACGGTCCCCCGGTGAAGTACGGCAGGGCCAGCCCGTACATGACGCGGTTGAACGCCACGATGTCGTGAGGGGGCGGCGGGACTCCCGCCAGGGCCATCTCCGCCATCCAGACGTTCAGTAGGTGCATGATGGGCGCCCGGTGGCCGCCCACGATGCCACAGTTCAGGACCGGCCTGTCCGGGAACTTGATCTCGCCGTAGGCCGCCTTGCTCCACAGACGAAGGATGGTGGCACCCAGGAGTTCGACCTCCGACCCGACGTAGAGCTTCGACCGATCAGCCATCAGCGGGAACGGGTCGAAGTGAAACTCGACGTCGCTCAGGTCGGTCATCAGGATCCGGTCCCAGTCAGGTTCAGACGCGATCGCCGCGCGGTAGATCGCCACCCGCTCTTCGGCGGCCGTCCACGGCGTCACCCATTCGATCATCCGGAACTCGACACGGAAGCCGTCCCACTTGTGGCAGAACTCCGGGCTCAGGCCGTCGTGGAAGATGACGCCGCGGAGGCCAACTGAATGCAGCGACCGGATCCAGGTGGCCACCGTGGCGTCGTTGTCCGCCGGCCAGCGGAGCCGGCGCTGGGGGTCGTCCTTGCCGATCAGGTAGCAGGAGAGCACGATGTCGTTGCTCATGCGCCCACTTCCTTTCCCCAGCGGACCCAGGTGGCCCAGCGGCCGTCGGCGTGTTGCCGGTAGTACGCTTCCTCGAGGTCGGGCGGAACGGCGGCGTACCAGGGAACATGCCGGCAGCAGTACGGGGGCGCGGCCCGCAAGGCCGTGTGCGGCTGGGTGGCACCCCATTCCGTCCCTGACCTATACATCGCGAAGGTGGTGTCGATGGCGTTCAAGTACCATTGGCCGCGGCGGTCAGCCTCATTCCAGAAGCGCGGATACTCCCAGTTGTAAGCGCGCTTGGCGAGCGGCGTGTCCGGCAGATCGTCCAGCCGCAGGCCGAGCCCGGCCTTGGCCACCTTTGGGAACTGCTCCAGCCCGCGCCGCAGCAAGGATAGGAAGTCCGGCGGGACTCCCGTCAAGTCCAGGTCCGAATCGGTGACGCAGTAGTACGGGCACCCGCACTCGCGGGCCGCCTGGGGCAGCGCCGACCAGGGCGCCTTGGATCCGACGTTGGCCTTGAGCCGGACCAGATTGCAGCCCGACGGCAGCTTGCCGTACCAGTCCAACAGCGGCGGGTACGTCGAGGCGTTGTCCAGGATGAT